TACGATAGCTCCGTATTGTCCAGGTTTAGCAGAAAGTCCGCCTCCACTATAACCTTGAATAACTATAGCTTTCTCATCGTCACCTTTTAGGTACCACTCGAAATCGTTATCATCTGGAAGTTCTTGTTCTCCTCCTCCGATTGATAAAAAATAATCAATACCTGCGTATTGATTCATACCAAAAACTCTACTAATGATGTTTGACACCAATGTAGGTTCTTGTGCAAATACGCTTCCCAAGTGGTTCTCAGTTGTAAGACCAGACCAACTTTTAGGAGCATACATTTGTAATGAACTAATTGTGTTTGCCATTTTTGATTAATTTAATTATTACTTGTTGTTTATATAAATAGCTCCTATCGTAGAGATTTTCTCATAGTGTCAAAATTAACAGCTTTAGAGGTACCTCTACTTGGTCTGGAACCAGTTTTTTTCGTACTCTTAATTGCGTTGGCCAACTTCCGTGTTGATTTAGTTGTTGACTGACGTTCAAATGCTGAAAAATCCCACTTAAGGACTGTCGCTAAATATGCTATTTTTAAATCAAACTCAGGATCTTTTTCTCTCATTCTCATGATTTCATTTTTTCCGTTCTTGTCTAATTTAGTTATACCTTTATATAAATTATCTTTATCTCTAGGGGACAATTTAAATCCAGGTAAAATTTCTTCTTTTTTCCCTATATGATCTTTAAGATCTCCAAGCCACTGCTCGTGAGCTTTTATTCTTTGCTTTTGCTCTTCTTTTTGTTGTTTAATAAGTTGAGCTTTCTCTGCTTTTTGTATTTCTTTTAAAGATGCTAAAGCTTCTTCTGCTTCTTCTTTTAAAACACCAGAGTCTTCATAGCGATTTAGTTTTCGTGTAATTCTGTCTTCAGACCATCCACTCTTAACTAGTAAATCTCTTACAAGCATTTTTTGCAATGATAAGTTATCTGTTAAACTCTCTTCTGCAATAGACTCGTAAGATTGTTCGCTTGCACTTGCATTAATTAAATCATATAAATTTACGCCTGCTTCATAATTTTCTAAAAGATATTTAATCTCTTCAGGCATGCTATCTTTATACTCTGTAACTTTACCATCAATAGTAGCTTGTACTTTATCTAGTAACCAATCTTCAGAGTCTTCAAAGTCGTCATCCTCAAAGTCTATAAGGCCTTTATCTCGTTGCATTTCTGCAAATACTCGAAGTGGCTGATCTGCCTCTTCTTCAGCAGGCTCTTCAGTTTCGCTTGTTTCAGTTGCTTCTGAAACTTGCTCTTCTGTATCCTCTGTAGTATTTTCTGCTTCAGGCTCATTTTCTGCTTCAGGTTTTTCTACTTCTTCTTCTTTGTTCTCTGGCAGCTCGTCAACCTCTTGTATTTTTAGTGATCCCTCAGGATTAAAAATACCAGGCTGTTCTTCTGTTTTAGTTTCTTCACCTGCAACCTCCTGTTGCTTTTCCTCTGCCTCTGGTCCTTTTGCAATGTTATCTAACACGCTCAAGTCCAATCCATCTAAAATGTTATCTTCTATTGCCATAGAGTTTTGTTAATTAAGTGACAAAAATAATTATTTTAAGTTATTCTACAACACCTTGCCACTTGAGTGTTGTTTAAATTATATTGTTTTTATAGCTAAAATATAATTTTATAGATTATACTTTTTTATTCTGATTAGCTATTTTTGCTTTTTCTATTCTTTCTTTAGATTCTAGCTGCTCTCTTTCAAGTTGCATTTTCTCTTTTTGTAATTGAGCATCCTGTGCTACTTTAGATCTTTCTATATCTAGTTTAGCTAAATCTACACTATCTCTAACACCATTGTCATTCATATCTTGATCTACAGATTTACCCATAAGATTCATCTGTGCTATACGAACTTTGGTTTCATTGTCTTCAGAGTTTCTTTGATCTTCTCTATTTTCTTTTTCAATCTCTAACTGCATTTTCTGCTGCTCTATTGCTTGCTGCTGTTGCAGTTGCATTTCTTGCATTTGCATTTGTTGCTGTTGAGTTTGTTCAGAACGTTGTTGAGCTTCGATTTCAGAACGTTTAAGATTTTGTCTAAGGTCTGAAATAGAACTTGCGTTATATATTTGTACCACATCTGATAATGTCATTTGTTCATTCTGAAGAGCAGCATGAGTTAATTGTTTTAATGCTTCTATAGCCATATTGTCTTTTGCAGAATTAGATACAAATAATCCATACTCTGATTGTGCAAACTGATCTCCATTTAATTTAAAAAATACGTTAGCTAAATCATCAGTCATATATTGTATACGTTTAGAATCTCCTTTGTATACATCTCTAGATACATTCAGTAAAGATTCTAAAACTCTAACTTTAGTTTGGTTATGAACCTCATACCATTTTTCTGTAATATGTGATGACTGAACAACAGCTCTTTCTGTGTTACCAACTAACTCAGATGTAGATATAGCACCCATTCTTTGCGGCGTAACACCTGATAGGGTATATATTTTTTGCTCTACAAAATCTAAAAGTTGTACATGCTGTTGGATATAATTACCAGTTTCCATATCTAACACTTTGTTTTGTGTAGAAATGTTACCAGCAAGTTTACCAGTGGACTGTCCTTTCTTACCTTCGTTAAAAGAATCAACAAAACCAAACTTCATTGATTGTGCATAATACATCCACTTTTCTACTTCCCATCCATCAGGAATTAGTGACAAATCTATTAATGATATTTTACCTTGGTTAGATGCTATAGCTAACTCTAACCTATACCACATAGTTATGTACATGTAAACCCAAGGCACTAATCTGTCCATAAGAGATACAGATTGTGAATTGTTTGCATTATATATTGTTCCGACATAACCAGAACTACACAAAGATAAATTATCCATGTGCCTAAATTGTTGAGGTCTAACTCTAATATTTACGTAAGTATCTTCTCCGATCTTGGTTCCTTCCCAATATTCGTTTACCCACATATACTCTATAGACTCTCCTATACTATCATTTATTTTGTAGGTTTCTCCTACAATTGTTTCTTGTGGTAAACCTTGATCATCAATATAAGTTAGCTTACCTATCTTACGCATAGATTTCCAAACTACTTTTGTAACACGCATGTTACCATCTTGGTCGTAGTAATTAAATACATTACTCTCCTCGCCTTCTCTGTTTTCTATGTAAAGTTTTTCTTGATGAGGGTAGTTTAAAATACTACTGCTGTCGTTTATACCTCCTCTATTTCCTTGCTCTTTTTCTAACTTGTCAATCTGAGCAGGTGTAAGATCTTCGTAAAAATGGTCAATAATACCATTGATTGACATAAATGTATCTTCTACAATTACATCTGCATTATCTACGTAATCTTCATTGTGAGGTAAAAGACAATAAAACTCTAAAGGATTAACACGTCTTACTGTAGGTTCATTAGAAACTTCTTCTATACAATATATTTCTTCTCCAACTAGTAATGCATCTTCCCAACCTTTAGCAAATTTAATTTTTAGCTTTTGTTCTCTTTCTAAATAATTTAAAAGTTTGTTAGCTGTAGACTCATTTACATCTTGGAAATCATAATCGAAATATTTCTGTACTCTTTTTAAATGCTCAGGAATACTAGCTTGTGCCTGTTGCATAAACTGTTGAGCTTCTTGTTGAGTAGTTGGTTCACCCATAGATTGCATAAATTGCTGGGTAACCTCTTGTATAATAGTTTGGAATATACCTACAACCTGTTGTTTCTTTTCGTGCTCTTTAGAAGATATAGATTCTTCATTAATAGATCTAACTACATATGAAAAAGCTCTTTTAGCTTCTTCACCAAAAAGTAAATTAAATATAGGAGATACTACATCATAGTATTGGAGTGTAGCTGGAAGTTCTGCAACCCCACCTAATCCTAGAGGATCAGTTACATATTCTAGATCTTTCTTATCGAACTTACCATTATACAGATCGTAGTTCCGCTTTTTCTTAAAGCGAGAACTACGTCTTGTATTATCGTAAATACCTACTAAGCCTAATCCAGCTTCTATGCATTCCTCCCCCCACTTCTGAGTCTTTTTTCGTCGACTCAGCTTTTGTCTAGGAAAGTCTATACGCGGCATAAATTAGTTTTAGTCTACTTCTAACAACATAAACTCTACAATTGGAGTTCCTGCTGAAGATTTTACTTGTATTTTAGTATTATCTGCTGTTGGATAAAAAGCGAACTCTCCTGGAGCTAGCCTTGCAAATATTTGGTCTCCGTCGTCTGCAAATATTAAATCATTTGTAGTATCTGGATTTTTAATATATACATATGCTTTTTTACCACCGCCTGTTGTACCTGATAACGCTTCTACATTTATATCTGCATATGCAGTGCTAGTTACCATAGTTGTTAAACCTTGTCGGTTATCACCATTAATCGTTAGTGAGCTTGTCACTGTTTTAGCTATACTAATAGTATCAAACAAATCAGAGCTGCTTATACTAAAAGTTGCTTTTAAAGTTGCGTTTGCCATGTCGTTATAATTTTAAGATTATGCTGCTTTCTCCATTAGAATATACTCAACCGAAGGAGTTGCACTACCATTCGATTCTAAATCTATGTCTTGCATATCAGAAATAGGCATAAACATAAATTCGCCAGGACCTAAAACTGCAAACCAGTCACCTGATGCAGAATCACTTCCGTGTGTTGCGCATAACCCTACTTTAACATACTCGTCAGCAGTGCTACTTAAGTTGTGTAAAAACACATATGCTAAATCATTTGTCCCGTCTAAAGCTGCTAAAGCTATATTACTTTTTCCAGATGCAGGAATTTCTAATTTTCCTACTAACTGCTGATCCCCTGCAGGAGATAATACATCTGTCTCGGTAAAACTTATATTTTGTTTTGCAAACAAGTCTGTACTCGAAAGAGATAGTGTTACATTTACTGTTGCCATATTATAATTATTTTTAAAATTCGCGAATTAAAGGACAAAAATAGAAATTTTAATTTATGTCACAAATAATAATCTACGAAATTAGATTTTTAATAAATTCTTTTATAGCTAAATCGTTCTTCTTTTTTTAGAAAATAATGATTTACTCCAAAAGTCTTGATCATAAATAGTTTTTACTTTGCTTTCTTTTTCAACCTTTATTTTCTTTACTTCTTCTAGGTGATACATAACCATCATAAATGCCATCACCCTATCAAAGTTACCTATATCATTGTAAGATATAAATTCTTTCAACAACGCTACACTACGTATTTTATGCAGATTCATTAGTCCGTCTTTCTCATATGGTTCTAGCAACCACATTTTTATAAGCTCTTCACCGTAAGATTTTAAAGGCTTTGACATGTGCATACCCTTTTGTCTCTGCACTTTACTATGTTGTATCACATCTTTTATAATCTCAGGCTGATCTGCAAGTAGGTATGTTTCATGTTTATGTTCTAAATATTGGAATAAACCTTTACGCTCGTTCTCATATAAACATCTAGCATTGTAAAACTTTAGTAATCGTCTTACATTTTCGTAATATTGGTTAGCTGTATCAGGTCTACCAGTGTATTCAGCTACAATACGGTTTGTAAGTTTGTTTAGTATAAATGTAGATCCTAAAGAAGAGGTGGTAGATTCGTCATGATCATAAGGGTCAGTACCTGCAAGATACATGCCATAAGGTATTTCTCCTGATCCGTCTTCGTACGGCATCTCATGTATAATCACACACCCTGCAATATTATCATTACCTCTAATTGGAAACTCATAGATAGGTTGCAGCTTTGCATTTGGTTTCCATTTTATTTTTTTAGATTCTGTGTCTACATACAACTCACCTATATAATCATGATTACGTTCTCTGTTAGATGCTTCTAGTTCAGCAAGTCTTGTAAGTAAATCTGCCACTGGAAACAAGTTACCTGTGCGAGTAAGAAATACTTCTGATGGTACAAGCGGTCTGTTTTGCAGCTCTGCATCTAGTGCGCTTCTTGCATTCTTACCTTTTTTTAAGTTTTCTCTAAATTTATCTAGATAATCTCTAGCAGGCTGCTCTTGGGTATTACCATTGTGGTCTTTAAACTGATTTAGTCCTTTGTAAGCAGGTACAAAATAAGATATTTTACCTTTGTCTTCCCACTCATCGTCAAAAGAAATCATATCATAGACATCAGGATTGTAAAACATATCACGTGCATCTACAGTACCACCGCCCTCCATGTCACCACCTGTACCAAGATACATGCAGCTACCAAATTTATAAGCCCCGTTTTTCATACATTCTACAGATGCTTCGTGTGACGCCTTTAGATTGTTAAACATACCAATTTCTTCTAGCACCATTACGGCAGGACGCGTACCATTGGCCGCAAAAGGGTTATCTTTAAAAGTTCTATGCTTAATTTTAGATTTAGAACCCATAACCTTCCAGGTTCCACCAAGTTTTTTCTTGTATTCTGCAATAATTTCTTTACCAGAGTACCAGCTGCCGCCATATTGCTTGGCAAAAGGTGAGGGAAAGAATTTATTTCCAATTTCTATGCCACCAGGTAGATTATCTAGACCAAATTGTGTCTTTTTTAGTATATCACCCGAATATTTAGCGTCACCTGCACCTACAACTATCTCTGTAGAAGGAGGATTTTTTATAAGATCAGGTTCGTAGGATTTCATACCGTCAAATACAAACTCATGTCCTGCTACACCGCCTGCTACAGAGTACGACTTACCAAATCCACGGCTACCCATCATCATAAAATTCTTAGCTTCGTTTTCCCACAAAGGTCTACCTAAGTTTTTCTTGTGTGTTCTACGCATATATTCTGATGCAGGAACATAATTATCTTGTCCTATAAAATCTCTGTTGCATGTAAACTCTGTGTCACCCTCAAATCCAGAAAACCCACGAGCTTCTGCCCAGTTATAAAAAAACTCCCACTCAAGATCTCTAAGAAATGGCTTGCCAGGAGTTTTAGTTTTAGAATGTGCAGTTTTGTTAAGTAGTATTGTCCAAAAATTAACATAAAAATAAAGGTTACCTGGCATCCATATACCGCCTACCCAGTAACCTTCTATACAACGCTTTTTTTCTTCTCTCCAAAACAACAAATACTCTTCGCTAGCTGGATGAAGTTGAGGTATCTCTTTTAGTAAAAAAGCATCTTTGTTAATAATCATATTAATCCTTTCTCAGACGCGGATTCCTCGGCTCCACCTTTTGTAGAACCTTCGTTAGTTTCTTTATCCACGAGTTTAAGAAGACGTTCATAATCCTCAAACAATTTAACATTTGTTTTAAGTAATCCTTCGATAGTGTCCGCATTATCTTCATAAGTAAGTGTATCTAAATATAATGTTTTCTCGTCCATCTTTTTATTCCACACCATTAACTGTCTCTTAGCAGGAGTGATCAAAGTTGTTTCATAAAAATGTATTGCCTCTCTATAGCTATCCCAGTCAAACTTTGTGTCTTTTAAATAATCTTTTGCTATCATATCTTTACGTGTATTGTAAGATATGTTTGAAAATTTAGAATCAGGGTCTGCTAAAAGAGCAATAGCCCACATTATCTGTGAGCTTTTGCTTTTAGTCTTGCTTTTATCTTTTTCTAAGATAGCAGCAAACGGGAGGGGGACTTTAAGTTGTGGATGTAACTTCCAAAAGTTTACATCTGTATTAAATCCTTCTAGTATCATTTTACAATACCTAAAACATCGAACATGTTCATTTGGAAGTATTCTACACCATCTACCATTACCATAAATCCTTGGCCTTTTGGTATAACAACATCTCCAACTTTTACAGTTTTAACATCTTGGCTAACTGCTACTACTTTAGCATGTCCATCTCTTTTATCTCTCTCTTCTTTTAACATAGACTCGGATTTAATAATTCCGCTCTCTGTTTCCTTAGCCACTTGTGGCATCTCCACCACTATATGGCTTCCTAAAGGTTCGTAATTAATCATGTTTACCATTTTTTAAGTGGGCAATGTGATTGCATTGACCGTGTTTTTGCTATTAGCGGGCACCCGCATTTTTTACATCTACTTCTAACATTAAACTCACATTTAGAACATATTGCAGCTCTTGCTTTTGCTATTTGCTCTACTTGTGGATTTGGAAATACAACGTTTTTCCATCCGTTAAAGATCTCTTTAATTTTATCGCCAGGGCTTTTATTCTCCTCGTTTTCCATCTTTGTAATATTTAAATCTATTCTTTTTTACTGTAAAAAGACCTAAGTGTTTTAAACGTATAGATTTAAAATCTCCTTCTTCGATGGCTTTTTTAAGTAAAGAAAACTGTGACTTAACAATTAGTTCTGTTTTAAATTCACTTATACCGTATTTTTTAGCGAGGTCTTTTATTATTTTGTCCACGTTAGTTTATATGTTACTTCTATTCCTTCGTCATTTATTCCTTTAAGAATACTTGGGTTTATAGATTTATCTACGATCATTTTCTTCTTACGCAACATTGTAATGTGGTTGTTAAAAGATGCTTCAGACATACCAATCTGTTTTCTAACTAGCTTTCGTACTGGAGTAGAAAATAACATTTTATTTAAATTTTCTTTACTCTTGTTTGATTGCCATATAGACAAAAAATTAGAAAGCACTTCAATTTCTTTATCCTTGAGTTTTAACACAGGATTAAGAATTTGTAAATACGCTTTCATAGATTTAGGTATATCTCCTTTTATAGGTATTATCATGCGTCAAATATAATAAAATTAATTATAATTTAACATGTCGATAATTTCTTTCCTATAATCTGCACATTTTATAAGTTTGTAAGTGTCATTTTTTTCATTAAACCAAACTATAAAACAATCTTTAATCTTAAGGTTTGTTTCGTACTCAATTATATATCTGTAAAGTGAAAGTTGTAAAGAGTATGTAGAAAATTCACACTCGTCTAGGTGAGATACAGGACCAAGCATCTTTTTTTGGTACCTGCTTTTGTAATTCATTCTTTTGTTTGTTTTCCAGTCAAATATGACAAGCCCATCAAGAGTATTTGAATAGTAGAGCTGGTCAACCATACCGCATATCCCAAGATCGCGAGAACCAACGCACAACTCAGAGCGAACAGGTATAAGATTTTCTTTCGATTCTTCATAAAATTCTAAAAAGTAGGATTCAATCTTTTCGTATGCTTCTTTATCTAAATCGAAATCATACATTACATTGGTGAGTACTTTATTATTTATGTAGTTTTCTGCAAATGCGTGAAACTTACTACCTTTATTACATGCACGTAAACTAATCGAATCCCACTTATCTAGAATGTCCTGCAGTTTTACATTCTCTTTCTCTGCAGAACGTGCTGCCCAAAAGTCTCTCTCAAAAGTTTCTTTGAATTGTCCAATGAATGTGGTAACAGATGTAGCTTCCTGACCCCCGACAGTGTATGTGTGCCCCTTCTCCGTAAATACCACATCATTGAACTTGTTTAATTCTGTGTATAAAAACATAATATCAATCTTCTTCTCCTTCTCCTTCTTCATATACGTATTCTTCTTCCATAGTAGAATCCGTAATCCATGATTCCCATATTATCTTTGCTTGTTCTTTTGGATCTGTCATATTTCACACTTAATTATTAAAACAAAAGTGGCCAAAAGAAAACCAAACTGAAATGCCACTAACTTTTCAATCGGGAGAGTCATTGCTGGTTCAACTCTCAAACATCAAACGAAGATACTTGTCTGTTCCAACAATCGTCTCTGATTGAAGTGCTAGTTCGGTAACTCAGTTTGCAAACGTAGAAAAAAATTTTTTATAAAAAAAATATTTTTTGAGAAAATGAAAGAGTGGACCACCTATATTACGGCACCCCTTCTATCTTTTGCGGGCTAACACCCCCACAGTTGTAAACAAAAAATTAATCCAAAATCGAAGATTATGTCTGAATTTTCCATTTACAAAGTTCGTGTTTCCCCTAAAGGCAACACTACGGTCATCCTAAAGTCTGACGCTCGTGTTACCTTTGGCTCATTGCACCTACAGAGCGTTGTCGCTGACAACAGCTTCTGTTGGCACACATTCGCGGGTAACCACGAACAGTCGTTTACTCAACTCCAACAACAGAATGCTGTTGTTGTCGTTGAATCGCCTGACATTTCCGTCGCTGACGCTGACGGAAAAGGTGGCGGTAAACTCCTGCTCAAGCCTAACTCACACCTAAAGGTGCTCGTTAACGGCGTTGAGCAAATTGCATCAGTCGCTGAAGCGCCTTCGCAATCATAATAAGAGCCCTAACGGGCTCTTTATTTTTTTGGTTGGTTGATTTGGACTTGGTTGCGTGATCTTTCGTGCACCAGTTCATATTCCCACTTATTCCCTTATAATCCACTCACACAATAATCTATAACATTATAATATATAGCTAATTATGAAAAACGCTACACTTACAGAATACTTACAAGCAAGAATAAAAACGCTTGAGAATGAGAATAAAAAACTTAGGATAGATAATCATAGACTAAGTAATATAGTAGCTGCATTGAAACGAGAAAAGGTTGCAATGCAAACACGATAAGACAGAGAGGTTGTCATAAAGAAGGCTGCAGATACTTCGCCTCTAATAACGAGACTGTAAAGGTGACGTACAATTAAAAAGACAATAATAGTTGTTACAATCCTTAACACCTGTGCATGGGTGTGTCCAGATTGAAAGGCATAAGGGCCATGGGTACAGTGCACTGTCTCCCTAAACCTATTGCAAGGGGTGTTTAAATGCAGGAACTTTTGCTAGCGGAATAATAGCGCATTAGCTTGATTCAGTAAAGATTTTATCGACATGTGTTTCTTTTGAACAAGTAGGACAAAAGCAATTGTCGTGGTTCGATTCCACGTCACTCCACTATGCGTAAGCATAATCAACAACAATTATTTATTAATCAGTTAAAAAAAGAAAAATGGCTGAACAAACTCAAACAACAGCAGTAGCTCAAGAAGTTACAAATGCAACACCAGTAAAGATTCATGGTATTGTACCAACAGTTAACCCATCAGTGTTCCAACTTATCTTACGTTCAGAGAACACAAAGCCTTCGACAGCAGGTAGCGGACCAGAAGGATTCTCTATGTTCATGAGTACATATGCTCAGAATAATGTAGAGAAAAGAGTTAAGTATCACTCTGTAGATGCTAACTTCTTGGAAGCATATGGTCTTGCTGAAGTTACACGTGATAACAATGGTAAACTAAAGAATGTAGAACTAAATGATGTTGACCCTGTATCAGGTGAGTTGATTAGTGGTGCAATAGAACTAAATAGTTTACTAAGAGTTAAGGATATTAAGAATCCTATCAATAACCAATCTATTGTGCCTGAGAAATTACCTGAGCACAAACTGGTTGTTACCGAGACATTTACACAGAAGTTTAACAAAGATGGTAATGGAATAGTAACGTGGTCTCAAAAGCCTAAGCAGAATCCTTCTACTAAAGAAGTGTTGTGTAATCAAGGCAAGCCAATTTATCGCAACGTAGATCTTACATTTGATATGTCAAGAGAAGATGTATACATCAAGCATGATGGTACAGAGCCTATGACATCTACTAGTAACGATCCATTTGCTAATGGTACTCCAGATGGATTAATGGGGTAGTTTGCAACTGATAGACAGAGAGAGTAACATCTCTCTGTCTTTCTAAAGCGATAAGTTATGGCAAATATATACATAGATGACCTTACATCAATAAAGGCTCACATAGACGACGATGGTAACATCAATGACTTCAAAAAGTTTATGGAATGTCAATCCCATTTCAGTAATGATATACTATCACAGTCTGAGTTAGACGAAATCGATAAATTTTACAAAGAATCTATTAAACAAGATAAAAAATGACACCTACTATTATTCTTTTAATTATTGCAATACTATTAACTATTGTTAACTTCTTACAAATAAAATCACACCATGCAGAGCATAATAAACTGCAGGCAGTTGTGTTTGATAATGCAGAAGCTATACATAAACTTAGAACTACCAAGCAAGATAAAGCTAAAAGAGGTAGACCAAAAAAGAATGCTCCTAAACCACACCAATTAAATGGAGAGCAATAAGGAGTTTATAGCTCGTATGGCAGTGATGTTCAACGAGTTACCAGAGCACAAGAAGCGTGACATGTTCGCGCTTCTTGCTTTTTTCGACTTTCAATTAACTATACGAGATAACTTGTTTATTACAGAATTATTTGATAAACTTGACCTCCATTTACTAAACAAAATAGATTGGTATGGCAGAGCTAAACTCAAACAAGAAATTAGACAATCGATTAGAGATTTCTGTGAAACAAGTAAATATTCTTTCACGGTTCATGACAATAACGACAAACAAATGCAACAAGTTATGGGCAGTAGAGAAGATTAATGACATATTAAAAATACTAAACAAAGATCTAAATGATAAAATTCGTAGGAAATCCAAAACTTCTTGATTGTTGCGAAGTTGTAACAATACAAGATGTGGTTGACTATTGTAATAGTATAGATATTATTGCTATAGACACAGAAACAACGGGTCTTAATCATATAGATGATAGTATGATTATGTTACAGATTGGTGATGACAAGCAACAGTTTGTTATTGACACCAGATGTATAGATATAGAACCATTACGAGATATACTAGAAGGTTATAAACTTAAAATACTACACAATGTTAAGTTCGATTATAAGTTCTTACGACAATATAATATAAGACTTAATAATGTGTGGGATACTATGCTAACCTCACAAGTTATACACTGTGGTAAAGATCTATCACACAGTTTATCTAATGTATTATCTAGAGAACTAAATATAGAGATGGACAAGAGTGTAAGAACTAATTTTATCTCTAAAGGTAGTGATGAGTTTACAGAATCTGAGATAGTGTATGGTGCTAAAGATATAGAATATCTTATACAACTATATCACAATCAGCAGATTGCAGTTATAGAGCACAATCTTATAAATACTGCACAGCTTGAGAACAGAGCTGCGCTAGCATATGCAGATATAGAATATAATGGTATTGGATTAGATAAAGATAACTGGCTTAGACTTGCAAAGCAAGCAGCATATAAAGTTACAAGTATGTGTGATGTACTTGACACATACATAGAATCTAATCCAAAACTTAATAAGTTTATAGATGCTTATGTGCAAGGTGATTTATTTATGGATGTGTCACAGTTGAGAAAAGTAAATGTAAAATGGTCATCACCAAAACAAGTGTTAGATGTATTTAAAGCGTATGGGCTTGACATAGATGATGTAAATGCTAAAAACTTAAATGTGCATAGCAAAGATGATTTTGTCAAAACATATATTAAATACAAAGAACAAGCCAAACTGGCTACTAGTTATGGTGATAAGTTCCTTGAGAATGTAGATAGTGACGGTAGAATCCGTACAAGCTTTAAACAAATACTAAATACAGGTAGGGTTGCATCAGGTAAACCTAACATGCAACAAATACCTGCAGATAATGACTATCGTAACTGCTTTGTTAGTGGTGAAGATGACTATGTATTTGTATCAGGCGACTACAGCTCACAGGAGCTATGTATTATAGCCACAGGGAGCAAAGATCCTGTGTGGATTAAGGCGCTAGAAGATGGAGAAGATCTTCATAGTGTGTGTGCAGAACTTGTGTACGGTAAAGAGTGGCAAGATGCAGCAGAGCCTGACTGTGCTTATATGCGATCTAAGGTAAAATGCAACTGCCCAGGACATAAGAAGCTGCGCACAAATGTAAAGAGTATAAACTTCGGTTTAGCCTATGGTATGGGTCCACACAAACTAGCTGATACATTGCTTATTAGTATCAAAGAAGCAGAAAGATTGATTGAGAAATACTTTACAGCATTTCCTGCAATCAAACACTTTCTTGAGTCGCTTGGTAATTATGGTAAGCAGAATGGGCATATTAAAACATATGCACCATATCGCCGTATCAGGTGGTTTGATGCGTGGGATGGTGACAAGACAGACAAGGCTATAATGGGTAAGATAGAACGTGCTAGCAAGAATACACCTATACAGGGTAGTGGTGCTGACATGTGCAAGTCTGCACTTATTATGGTGCGTGATCATATCTATGAGAACGATCTGCCTGTTAAACTAGTTATGACTGTTCACGATCAGATCGACACTATTGTACATGAGAGCTATGCTCACACATGGTGCAAAGAGTTACGTGAGATTATGGAGCGCTCTACACTAGATATTATACCATCAGGGCTACTAAAAGCAGAAACAGAAATATCAACAGTATGGAAAAAGTAAGTAGTAGGACAGAGAGGCAGCTTGAGATAGTTCAGAAGTTTGCTGACAATAAAGGTAGAGGTACATTGCTAGCAGCTACAGGCTTCGGTAAGACATTTACAGCAATCATGGTTATTATACGATTGCTAAAGTCTAGACCAGAAGGCAAGGTTGTTATTGTTGTGCCTACAATTAACCTCAAGAATCAGTGGAAGAAAGAACTTAAGAAAAGCAAGGTGCACAAGAACTGTGATGTTATTGTAATTAATACTGCGTACAAAACTAAACAGTCATGTGATCTACTAATATGTGACGAGATACATGCGTACGGTGCGGAACAGTTTATCAAGGTGTTTGACAAGATTACATATGATTATATCTTCGGTCTCACAGCTACGATAGAACGTTCAGATGGTATGCACGAGGTGTTACTACAGTATGCACCTGTTATTGACGAGGTAGCTATTGACGAGTGTCATGCAAATGGCTGGGTTAGTGACTATCTTGTATACAATCTAGCTGTGCCTATGTATGATGACGAGCAAGAAGACTATGACAAAGCTAACAAGCAGTTTAGATATGCTGCAGGTAGGCTAGGTTTTGGCGGTGCACAGTCATTTAACAATGCACGCAAGTACCTACAAGATAAAACTGCAGACCCAGCAATGCGTGCTGTCGCAGCTGTATATTATAATTCCATGCGTAAGCGTGGTGATATATGTAAGAACTCTCAAGCCAAGATACCTGTTATCAAACAGTTGCTTGAGAAGTTTGATGATCGCAAGGCTCTACTATTCAGTGCATCTACAGATTTTGCAGATGCTGTACAAGAAGAGCTAGGTGATGTGTGTTTGAGTTTCCATAGCAAGCGAACCAAGAAACAACAGGTAGAAATTCTTAAGAAATTTAAGGATGGACGTACAAAACAACGTGTAATCAGCAGTGTCAAAGCTCTGAATGCAGGTTTTGATGTACCTGATTGTTCTCTTGGTATCGTGGCTGCAGGTAACTCAAAGAAACTAGATAACATACAGCGTACAGGCCGTATTATTCGTTATGTACCAGGTAAAACAGCAGTTATTATTAATCTCTATGCGCCTAACACGCAGGAAGTCTCGTGGCTTAACAAGCGACAAGAAGGGCAGAATGTAGTGTGGGCTGATAGTATAGATGAAATTACAGTATAATGGAAGAGAAATTAAAAGTACTGATTAAAATTGTAGATGCACAGCAAAAACAATTAGAAATAAATCAACAGCAGATAAGCACTATGACAAAAGAATATGTCAAGCTTGCTGCTTTAATAGGTAAATTAGGCACGGGTGATTAAGAGTTAAACCCTAATAATGACAGTTACTCTTTGTAAGACTTCAGAACAAAACCTGTCAGCCTATTTTATACGTGAGCAAGCTACGTGAACGCTGCGAAGTTGTTCTGATTAGGGGTGAGGATCTTTTATACGTTCGTCAGCGGTTATGCCTCGACCCCTAATCATTAACTAAACCATGTATTATGGAAGTATTTATAGGAGTGATATGCGTCATATTATTATATGTAGCATACGAAACATTAAAATTAAAGAAAAAGCAAAAAGAAAATGACACCAAAAGAAAACAGCAAAAGACTGGACCGTCACGAAAAGGTAATCGAAAAACTAATCGACAAGGTGGCGCAGCTAGAAATAGCAAGAAACATAGATCAGATAAATAAATTACATGCTAGTAACCAAGACGACAAGAAAGACTTTTCTGATTCGTCCCTCAGGTCGTAGCACAGATTTCATCTCCCCTTCTTTTGGCTATGGCTGCTTATATAATTGCTCATATTGTTATATGAAGCGCCATAAGCCTGAAGGGTTGAGTATAGCAACAAACATAAATGATATACTTACAGAGCTCAACAACCATGCATACTTCACACCAGTGGAGAAACCCAACCAGACACATGCAGACTACACTACGTACGACATCAGTTGTAACGAAGACTTTGCATTGCATGCTAAATACTATGATTGGGAAAGGATCTTTGAGTTTTTTAGAGATCATCCTATTGCAATGGGTAGTTTTGCTACTAAGTATGTCAATCCTAAATTACTAAACTTTGATCCGCAAGGCAAAGTACGAGTTAGATTTAGTTTGATGCCACAGTATATGTCAACATTACACGAGCCAGGCACATCTAAAATCATAGATAGAATCAAAGCTATCAATGCATTTATAGAAGCAGGCTATGATGTGCATGTCAACTTTAGCCCTGTTATCGTAGAAGATAATTGGCTAGAGGATTACGAAGAACTGTTCAGTATGCTCAACGATTATGTTGAGTATAAAGATCAGGTATTAGCAGAAGTAATATTTTTAACACACAATGAAAAGAAGCATGAGGAAAATTTAGAGAAACACCCTGAAACAGAAGTACACCTATGGAATCCTGTAATACAGGAAGAGAAAGTCTCGCAATACGGTGGAACAAATGTAAGGTATGCTAGACATGTGAAGCATTTGTATATAGATGCATTTAAGTCTTTACATAACAAGATTATACCTTGGAACACAATAAGATATATATTTTAGTATGAAAAAAGGATACCATGAGTACACTCCTGTAGTTAAAGAGGAGAAAGCTAAGAAGAAAGAGAAGAATACAACAGGATTAGTTACAAAAGATGTATTCCAACTCCAGTTTGGATTTGAATATCCAAAAGTAGCACCAAAATATAGTTACGTTAAAACAATTAGATACCCTAAAACAGACGGAAGCAATGGCAAAATTAGTAGATTTCGCTGATCTGGGCCACATAAAGGTACCAGAAAGAACAGAGACTTACATACCAGTGAGTCACCAAGAATTATATACAAGAATTAAAGAAGCAGGTACGAAGCATTACAATACTGCACCTTTTGAAGAGAAGCTAGAGGTAAATCATAGAGGCCAACAGATGTTTGGCAGTATGACATTTCATGATGGCTCTAATCTTAGGACAGATGGCAGCGGTTTGAATAGAAGTATTGGCTTTCGTAATTCTTACGACAAGACATTACCTATAGGTGTATGTGGCGGAGCATCAGTATTTGTATGCTCTAACCTTATGTTTACAGGTGATATTATCAAGATGCGTAAACACACACAAAATGTAGAAGAAGATTTAGATATTCTTATACAAAAGTTATTTGATGATGTAGATAGACGCTATAACGAAGCTGTTGCAGACAGAGAGACTATGTCAGAGATACATTTTAGCGATATAGACGCAGCTAATTATTTCGGACAATTATTCGTAAATCAAGGTGTTTTGAATGGTGCACAGCTAAACAAAGCAACTAAAGAATGGTTTGAATCTACCGTGTTTCCTGAGCGTACGGCTTGGTCTGCATATAATGCATGCACAGAAGCGCTCAAAGCTGCACACCCTATGAATGCTTTGGAAAAGTATACTAAATTACATACATTTACTGAAGAATTTACGATAGATCCTTATCTTCATATGTTGAAGGAAGAGAACCTACCGTTCTAATATAAATATATGAAGAAAAGTCCTTATAATGGTAAGTACGTTAATTTAAATGAAATAAGGCATTTATATAACGTGTTAAAATTTTATTATGATGACTTAGAATCTCTTAATATTGATGCGGTTGCAGATATAATGGCTATGGAATTTGGTTGCAAAGTCAGCAAAAATGATGTATATTTATATCTTGTTACTGCACAATATTGGGATGATGACGGCAACTTATTATGTCATGAATAACTGTATTGAATGTAATAACGAATTAAGATGTTTATCAGATGATGTGCTGATGAATTTAACTGAAGAGGAACTAGATAAATATTTAAACTGCGATGAAAGTGTCTTTAAACTTGACAAAGTTGAAGGGCAACAAACTGACTCCAAGCGAGTTTGTTTACATGTTAATTAAAAGCGAGAGCAGTAAACAACTCGAGAAGTACCTAGAAATCCTACCTATAGACGAGAGTAAATTAGAAAAGCGTGGCTTTGTAAAAATAATGCCCGACAACTCTCTTACGCTCCGTCAAAAAGCGTTGGATCTATTTAAGGTACGCGGATGTGAGGATTGTTGGAATCAATTTGTATCGGCTTATCCAATGAAGGATCAAGGCCGTCCCCTACACAATGATATGAAGCGTAATAAGCTTAAGTACATAGCATTGATAGAGCGTAATCCAGATCTACATGATACTATAATTAAAGCTATAGACGCTGAACTAGATGATAGAAAGCGTGCTAGCTGGTCTGGTGAATTCCGTCCTAGATGGAAAATGATGTCATCATATCTAAACCAAGAGGCTTGGACTATGTATGAAAATTGTGAAATAGAAAAACCTAAAACAGATAATAACTATGGAGAAGACTTGATATGAGCGAAGAACACAAACCATTACCATGGAGACATATATCAAAAGCATCTAATGCAGCATTACGCTATATAGATGGTAGACGTAAAGGTGAGATTAAATCTTTGTCCACACCGTGGAAGAAGTTTAATAACATATCTATGGGCGGTATCGAATGGCAGACTATCACAACTATTGCTGGTATGTCTGGTAGCGGTAAAACTGCAATACTCGGTCAGCTTGAGACAGGATTAAAAGATCTTAATCAAGAAGACGATTTTGCAATACTATCATTTAATTTCGAGATGTTATCCTCACGACTAATTGGTCGTAAGCTTAGTAATAAGATGAATATTACTACACAGCAGCTATATAGTGCATCAGAGACATTTAGTCTTAATGATAATTACTATATGAATGCAGTACAGGAAGCTCGTAAATTAAATAAGTATGATATAAACTACGTAGATATACCAGGTAGTGTCAAATCTCTAGAAGCTACAATACTAGCTTTTGCAAAAGAGAAAGACAAACCTGTTATAGTTATGCTAGATCATACTCTACTTGTAAAGAAGGCAGGTGGTGCACAAGACAGAGATCTGTTGTACGATTTGATGGCTATGTTCAATGGCCTCAAAAAGATTATTAGAGTTGCATTTATTCTAATATCACAGATGAATCGTAACATAGAAGCGTCAGAGCGCATACAAAACCCTGATTTACACTACCCTAAGAAACAAGACATCTTCGGTGCAGATGCATGCTATATGTATTCTGACATTGTTGTGGTAACACACAGGCCAGAGATGCTTGGTATTAGGGCATACGGACCAAAGCGATGGCCTACAGATAATGCTATATTCTGGCACTATCTAAAGGTACGCGAGGGTGAGCCATGCATTGCTCTTATGGAGAATGACTTGGCACACAATCAAATACTAGATGCTAAACCACCAAATTACTCGAGCAATGAAAGTAAAGAAGTACGAGAAGATAGTATCAAAGATACTACTTAACAAGTTTACTGCTAGAAATAGCGATTATGTTCTTTACGCATTTGTATTACTAGAGTATGGTGTCAACATTGACACACTAAGCACTAAAGATTTTCTAAAAGGTTTGAATAATAAAACATACCCATCTTTCGAGGGCATAGGGCGTTGTCGCCGTAAATTACAAGAAAATCATCCAGAGTTTAGAGGTACTAAATGGCATGCGAGGCACGCTGAACAAGAAAAAGTTAAAAACGATTTAAATTTATTTTAATGTCAGAACAAGATGCAATTATGTGGGGCTGGGAGGCAAAGCCTCAACCAGATTCAATTCGTAGCAAAGAACACCAAGAATATCTAATTGCTACATGGAATGCACATGTCCCAAAAGAAAAACAAGTTAAAACTATACCTGAGTTGATAGAAGCGTTAAAAGCAGAGTTAGAAGAAGGTATAAAACAAGAAAGAAGATAATGGCACAAGAATTATTAGTAGTTGGCGCAAGTGGTACAGGGAAATCCACTTCAATAGAAAACCTAAACCCTGAGTCTACATTT